GCGATATTGTTGACCTGCGTCTGGTCAACGATGATCCCAAGCCGCTCGGCCCTTGCCTTCAACTCGTCAATACTGGCGGCACCTTCGCGAAACAGCGGCGCGAGTGCGGCCCCCTGCTTGCCGAAAACCTGCACCGCTGCGGCAGCGCGATCTGCTGCGGTTGGTAGCTGCGAAATGGCTTCGCCAATCGCTGCGAACTGCTGCTCCGGCGCGAGCGACCGCAACTCCGCAACGGACAGCCCGATGCCACGCAGCGACTTGTCAAACGCATCGCCGGGGTTGGCCTTGCCGATGTTCACGCCCAGCTTCTGAACCGCCACGCCGAAGGCTTCGGTATCAACGCCGGCTAGTTTCGCAGCCACCGAGTAGCCTTGGAGGGCTTCGACACCGATCCCGGTGCGAGCCGAGAAGTCGTTTAGGGTGTCGATGTTGCTGTTGACGCTGGCGACAAGGGACGAGATTTGGCCCGTTACAGCCGTGAACGCTCTGCCTAGGGCTTGCAGCCCGTCGATAGCCAGCCGGCCAATTTCAATCTTGGTGAGGATGCTCACGTTTCGGTTGAGCCGGTCGATCCGCTCGTCAGCGGTGCCAGCCTCGCGGCCAACGGCATTTAGGTCTGCCTGCGCTCTAGCGGCCGCCCTGTTGAACTGCTCCTGCGAGAGCCGACCGGCATTGAGGTGCCCAGCCAACTCCTGCATCTGCTGGTCATACCGCTCCTGCGGCGTGAGGTTCGCTTGAATGATGCGTGCCGCAGCGGCGGCGGCTTGGGCACGCTCTTGCTCGGCTTCAGCAGCAGCGGCGTTTGCGCCGCTCGCCTCGGCTGCGGCTCGCGTGTATGTCTCTTGGTTGATCGCCCCGAGATCGAGCAACTGCTGCAACCGCTCCAGTTCGGCAGCCCGCCGTTCCTCTGCCGTGCGGGCCTGCTCGGTGACTCTGGCTCCCTCTGCAAACGCTGCCGCCGTGTCCTGGGCCGATTGCTTCAACGCCTCAAACTGGCGTGCGTATTCCTGCGGCGACACCGAGCCGCTGGCGAGAGCCTGGGCCAGCTTCTCAAAATCACCCGCCGCCCGTGCCTGCGCCGCAGCAGCCGCAGCCGAGCCAGCGGCGAACTTGTCAAGCACGCTCGTCGCTTTCTCAGCCTGCTTGCCGAGATTCGCCAACGCCCGCTCTACCGGCGTGAGTTGCTTCGGGACGCTGCTCGCGTCGGCCGAAACCTTCATCGCCAGTGACAGGACGTTTGCCATGACTACTCACCAAACTCACGCTTGAGCTGCTCGATCACGTCGATCATCTGCTGCCGATGTTGCGGCGGCTTTTCGACCGGAACGAAATCAGAAGCCTTCGGTGCCTTTCCTTTTGGTGAGTATGGGGCGAGGATCGCGGACGCCAGGAGTCCGGTCTGCTGCCACGGGTTCGGGATCGCTTCGTAGTACCTCGTGTAGGCCATCCACTCGGCAAGCTCACGCATGCTCATGCGTCGCTCGATGTCGCGGACGGTCATTCCAAGGTGCCCCGCCAGACGAAACAGGAACTGCCTCGTCGGGCGGAGGTTCAGTTTTTTGCCAAGTCCTCCACGTCCTTCTCAGTCACGGCGTTGTGCTTCATCGCAAGATCGAACAGCCGGCTCATCACCTTGACGCTCTTCTGCTCCAGCTTGCTGATCTGATCCTTCGTGAACAGCGGCTTGCCGCTTGCGTCGCACAGGCACGACACAAGCAGCTTCGACCGCCACGAATCCATCTTCTCCCGCTTCTCAGCGAACTCTCGCTGGTACGCCTCCATCTCGCCCACGCTCATCACGCGGACGTGGACGGTGCCGCCCCATTCCTTGACGTTCACGGGCACAAGGCCCAGGTCATCGGCGGCAAAAATCTGGTCAGCGGTCAGGTCGGCCATGTGCTATTCCTTCACGATCTTGAATGTGCCTTGATAACGCCACACGTCCTGAACCTTGGCGGCAAGCTGCAACGTCTGGCAGATGGCTTTCGTGGTGAACCCGACCGTCACGATCTGGGCCGTGGCCGTCTGATTCACCGCTGTGCCGCCAAACGCAAGCACGCCCTTCTGTCCGTATTCACTGACAGAAAAGCCGGCGTTGCTCAGGACACTGACATCTATAGTCCCGAGGTCAAGTGCCCACGGAGTCACACCAGCGACAGTCGTGCCCCGCGCAATCGGCAGGCCGCCGCCGTAAGTCACCTTCAACTCGGTGATCTCACCAAGCGTGGTGCCTCTCCACGAAGCCGTGACGCCCGCAGCGTAGTGCGCCATGACGGGCCTCCGTCACGGACTAGCGGACAATGCGGATCGTGGCCTGACCCCGAACGGCATCCTGCGTGGCGAGGGTCAGCGTCGAGGACTGCACCGTGCCGCCCTTCGACACAAGCGACGAGCCGCCCACGGTGATCGTGATCGTGCCGGTCTGCTTGTCGTCGATAAGCTGCTTGCCGATGTAGTCGAACTGCACCGTGCGGCCCGTGTCGCCCGAGGTCGCACCGGCCAGCGGCAGATCAAGCGTCTTGGCAAGCTCGCCGGCCGTCTGGCCGAGATGGGCGACGTTGATCTTCTCCTCGTCGGCAGTCGGGTCGGCGTAGGAGATGACGATATTCGTCACGGTGTAGACGTGCGATGCCGACGTTGACCCGGTGGTCGGGTTCCACACAAGGACTGTGCCAGCACCATCATGCGGAGTCTCGAAAGCCATGCGTCAAATCTCCTGCCAGAGGATCGAAAACGTCATCTGTACTGTGTAGACCGGCGGGAGGTCGCCGCCGGCAAGCGTGATGAACCCGTCTGCCTCGTTCGTGAGGCTCACGTTCGCCACTCTTACATCATTCGTAGTTCCGCCCCACCCATCCAGACATTGCCGCACCGCGTCGGCAAGCTCTCTTACTCGCTCGTACGTCTCGGCAAACAGGTCTACGGAGAGCAGGACGGTCGGCATCCCAATCGGGCCGGAAAGCCCCTGCTGCCGCTGCACGCCGATCCGCCGCCACGTTGCGAACGGGAGGGCGGCCGAGGCCGGGGCCAGCACCGGGTACACCTTGGTGCCGATGATCGCCGCCACGCCGGCATCGGCCACCAGGGCGGAACGGACGGCGGCTTCGGGACTCTTGAGGGCCATGCGTCAGACTCCTGTGATCGAGCCGGAATCCCGCAGCGTCAGGGCATCCCAGGCCCGCGACAGCGAAATGCGGAGTTCCTGCGTGAGGATGAACGCCATCTTGCTCTGCGAGTCCTCGAACGCAGTCTTCACCGGGGGCTGCCCCGAGACGCCGCCGGCTGGCGTTGGCGGGATTTGAAACGGCGTCGAAGAAGCCTTGAAGAAAGCGTTCGGGTATCCGGGTTTGGTCTGCACCGCCCGTGAGCCGTCTGGCTGGCGGGGTGTGTCCTCCATCTCAAACTCGCCCAGGCGGTTCCAAGAAGAGGCGATGTACTGGTTTTGCCCCGCCTTGACCGTGTGCCCCTGCACCTGCACGACACGCCCGCTCTTCATCACCTTCGTGTACGGGCGGCGGTCGTACGGCTTGATGCTCTTGCGGTTGATCTGGCGGGGCTTCGTGCCAAATTCGAGCCACCATTGGTGAAACGCTCGATCCTTTCCGGCCCGCACCGTGCCGCCTTGGGCAGATTCGGACGGGCCGACTGCCGACCGCTCGTAGCCCACTAGGGCCACGGCACCGCCGTCCTTCGGGTAGGTCTTCACCTTGCTCGACACGGCCCGCTTGAGATTGCCGGTCGGGCCTTCTGGCGTCACTTCCCGCAGCCGCAGTTGGGCCGGGAAGATCGCCTTCTCCAGAGCGTCCCCGAGGATCGCAGCGTTCGCCTCCTTGTTGCCAAGGGCACGCAGTTCGTTGCGGATGCGTTCCAGTTCGGGGAAGTCGAACCCGATACGGATGCCAGCGACAGCCATTTACGTCTGCTCCTGGCACAGTGCCTCATGCTCGCTGCGGTTGTGGTGTTCAAGCAGCGACGTGATTTCCAGCTTCCGGCCACGCCACATGAAACGCATGTTCTGCGTCAGGCCGACCACGTACCGCAGTCGCACGCGGTGGCTCACCTCGATCTGACTCTGCCCCGCCTCAAGCGACTCGCGGGCCGACACGCCTTCTACGCTGGCCCACCGCTCGGTGAACGTCTCCCACGTCAGC